ATAACTCTTTCGAAGCACTTTGCGAAGAATTTAGCGACGATTACAATGAAATTGAAGGTGTTGAACCTGAAGTTAATGGAGATGATGTTGATGATCTCGATGATACTGATGGTTTGGACGAATTCGAAGACGAAGATGATCTTGACATTGACGCCGCTGGTGATGACATTACCATCACATTGACACAAGATGAATTCGATACTTTGCAAGCCATTCTTGACAAGGCTCGTGGTGATGCTGCTGCAGAAGAAGATCTCGATGATATCGATGATGAAGACGATTATGTCGATGATGCAGCAACTGATGAAGAAGCTAATGCAGATCTCCTCGGCGACGATGACGCAGACTTTGAAGACGAAGACGAAGATGCAGACTTTGAAGACGAAGATGATGACATGGACCTTGAAGAAGACGAAGAAAGTGTCGCAGACTCTGGCTCTAGTGTATATGATAGTTCCTTTGGTGATGGAGCTCCTTCCCTGAAGCGCCAAACTCCTAGTTATGGCTCTCTCCGACGCTCCCCAATTGAAGGTGCATACCGCCCACGCCGTGGTGCCGTTCATGACGGTGCTGGCCGTGCTGGTTCTCCTTCTCTCTCCCGTAATACACCTTCCTATAAGGAACGTTCTGGCCGTGTTGTGGACTCTGGCGTGACCCGAGCTGCTCGTTCTCGAAAGTCTATTTTTGACATCTAATTTAACGAGTAATTCATTTTATAAGAAAAGACTAGTTGTTAATTCAGCTAGTCTTTTCTCTTTTAAATATTAGCATATATGAAACTTTATGAAGCTCGACAGCTTTTTAAGGAATATGCCACAAATAAAGATAGAATGTTTACTTCATTTGCTGGTAAGAAAAGCACTAGCCATACCGGTAAAAAAGCTGATAACATTGCTGCAGGTAAAACCAGAGCATACCAGGATAATACATATCTAACAAAGTATGAAAAGCAATATCCTAACTTAGCTCGACTTACTCAACATTTAAAGATTGATCAGCCAGATGGTTCTTTACAAGTACAAGGTCCAGCTTTAACTGAACTTCAAAACCTATTAAAGGAATTTGGTACATTAAAGACTGATGAAGATGGTAACTGGATCTTACCAGTTGGTGACAATATTAGATTAGCTCAATCTGGATCTGAATATTTTATTAGATATAACAAGAAAGACAACAACGATGACAAAAGCATGGTGTCCAATCCTGTCCAAGGATCTTAGTGAAGATGAGTTAGCAGAAGCTTATCCAGGTCTTGCAAGTTCAGCTTGTCAAGATTGGAATACACTTGAAACTATGGATGGTGCTCAAGTTATCGCTGATGCAAACTGGCAAGAGCTTATCAATAATAATGGGCAAGCTGTTTATTATTATGTTTATGGCTTTGATATGAATAGAGCTCAGGATATCTTTGGTGAAGATGTACTTGCAAAATATCAAGATCCATTTGAAATTAAGGTATATGTCGATATTAAAGATATGCCTAAGGATCTAGGGCCTTATGGTGGATTCTTTGCTGATGATACTATTACAGGATATATTCATATTAAGACATTTGAAAAGAGTACAGCAGACTTACCTATCTTTGAAACATTAGGCCTTCGACATGAGCCTAAGCCACAAGATATTATTCAGGTAATTAATTTTGGCTGTGATCGTCCAGGTGATCGATCTGCTAATTATTATGAAATTACCAATAAAGAAGATCAACTTATATCAGAAAGTATGAATGTTGGCTATGGTCACTATGTGTGGCGAATTAAAGCCAAGCGATATATGTTTGATTATGAAGGTGGTGCTATTGAACCTAAGGGAGAAGATGGCAACGAACAAGTATACGATAATAATGTTTCAGGATATACAACATCTACAGCAGATCCTGCAAAACAAGAATCAGATAAAACATACGATTTTAACGTTGATGATCAATCTAAACGGAAGATCTTCAATCAGTCATATAAAAATCAAGATGATATCTATGGTGGATATTATAACTAATAAAAAAAGGATGGGATTTAAATCCCATCCTTTTTTTTATAGGTTTAAGTTAAATTACTTAGCTACATTTACCTGGTCAGATGAGTCAGATACTGTATACCATTGATAAGCAATAGTACAATCACAAGTTACAAGCTTACCGTCACCAGTCGTATAATCCATTGTAATAGCTCCAATGTTACGGAACTGAGCACCAACTAGATTATATGTAATCATAGGTTCAAGCTTAGAATCAACCAGGACAAGAGAAATGACATTATCCAGACCTGGAACTCGGTAGTCACCAGTTGAATACGTATCATTAAAGATTGTACGTGAAGCTTTTTCTAGCTTTTGTCTCATAGAGCCATTAGCATCCATGAAAAACTTGACTGAGTAACTGCTGGAACTATCATATTGGTTAACACCAGCATAATTCATGTTCATACCCATGAATTGTACTGTGTGGTTAGTAATAGTTCGAGCTGGTAAAACATTTGAAGTTGCATAAATGATCTCATCACTAGATAAAGCGAGAGCATCAGTGTTAATCTGCATCAGGCGGAAGTTGAAATCACGAAGAAATTGTGATTTGACGGCCTTTGAGTAGAATTCGCGAATACCATGAACTGCCATAACGTTAATATTTTGTAATATTATTTAGTAAATTAACATTACTAAATATACTCAATGGCTACTGCAACCGGTCCTGTACCAAAATTTCTTATGGCAATATCACAGAATTGGAATTTAACTCCAAATTTTGATAAGGTTTGGACTATACAATTCCGTCCATCGGCATATGAAATAAACTGTGGACAAACTAAAACTTTAGCAGAAAGGCTCAAAAAAATTTTTGAAACATATGGCTCATTGGATCGTCATAGGTTGAAAGTGATCGGTGATGAGTCTAATATATATAAAAATTTATTAAATCTTGACATAAGCGATACCTTAAGCATTGATGTTGCTGGCGTTCAGCATTTTATTTTAGCTAATAAATTATCTGTACCAGCTGTATCATATAATGTGGAATTTGGCGGTCATGATCCAGCCAACTATACTGGTGGTTATATGGCAGCACCAATTGGCCGGTCATTCACGATGAATCGTGAGCTTAATATTAGTTTTCTTGATACATATTGTGAGTTTAATGACTATGTTATTATACCTTGGATGTGGGCACTAGGACATAGAGGATTAGTTATAGCAGGTGAGGAAAGCCTACCAAATTTAAAATGTGATATATACGCCTATTTTTTCGCAAAGTCATCACCTGATGCCACAACAACTGATGAAACATTAGAATTGTCATCATTTCAGCCATATTATTATGGTGAAGCTGGTGGCACTCAGCCAGAGACGGCCACGTCGAACATTTATTATTGGGAAAGAAAGACAACACAATATCAAGTAAAAACCCTTAATGAAAGACAACCTTACTTAAGGAAAGCACTTATTTTTAGAAATTGTGTTCCGGTTAGTAATAGTCAAAAAGATTATAATTATGATAACCAAGGAGGTCAAGCTTTAGTTACATCAGTTGGCTTTAAATTTGAGTATTTTGAAACTGTTACAGGTTCAGTCCTAATAGGTGACACTCATACGTCATGTAACGAAGGTAAGCTAACAGGAACAAGTAAAGCGTTTGTCACGCTATAATCATAATCAGTGCACCGTACACGAGTATGAATTATTTTAAGATTAAATGTATTGTTCCTTCTAAAAAGAAAGTTTATGTATCTGAACTTTCTAATGAAATGTTTTTAGCTTTACAAAAGTTTATTCTTTGTGAAGACTTAGAAGGTTTTTATAATTGTCTCGATTCCCTTATTTCAACAGATGAAGAGCTAACTATATTAGATAAGGTATATTGTTATATTGCCTTATTCGCCAATTGTGTTAGATCAAACCTTGAACTAAATGATTCGTCTACTCCTTTCTTCATTCAAAACAATTCTTATAGCTTATTTGATTGTTTAGAAAATTTAGATGATTTAAGCATATCTAATATCTTAAAAACATTTGATACTAAAATTGGCCCAGTTACTCTTACCCTGGGAATACCCACTAGATACAGTACAATTGATGAAGTTTTTACATTTGATGTTCTAAGTTCTATTAGAAAGATCACAATTAATAATACAGATTATATCCTTAAAACACAAGAAGATTTACAAGCTTTAACTTATATCTTTTCACCTGAAATTTATTATAAGCTTACAGAATTTATTATTAAAAATTTCTCTATCACTATTTCTATTATTCAAGGTAAAATTGAAATTCCTTTATTAAGTGGTAAAACTTATAAATTTATTGCTGAATCTTTATTTGGAGGTAGAATTGATACAATCTTTACGACAATGTATAATCTACAGAGGCATTTGAATCTTTCTGTATCTGATTATCTTAAATTAACACCAGCTGACTCTGAAGTTGTTCTTGTTAAGTTTATTGAAGATAAAAAGAAAGAAAAAGAAGAAATGGAACGGCAGGAAGATGCTTCAAAAGGTAGAATGAATGCTTTGAATTTATAATTAGTGCTATAACTAATCTATATGTCAGAACCAAACTTATCTGCACTTTTTAGCTCCTTAGAGCAAGCACTAAAGACAAAGACGGTTAACAATACCTTTAAGATTTCTGAATTAACCATGGCTCAACAACGTGAGATCCTGGTTACAGCATTTGATCAATATGAAATGCCAGCAAAGCTATCTAATGCTTTTAATCGAATTATTCAATCTAATGTAGAGATTCTTATCCCAGAACAACGACTTACTGTTTTGAATAAGCCTATTTTGCTTCGTGAACTTCGTGATCTATCCATCGGTGATACATTTACTCGTAAGAATGAAACGGAAGTCGAAACATATAAGTTTAATAAGATTGATTACAAGAAGCTAGATAAAGCTAAGACAGAACAAGTAATTACTATTGCTGATGGCATTAAGATTTATCTTGAAATCCCAACATTGGACAAGGATACTTTATATAATAATCATGTTCTAAAGGCTATCGCTGCACAACGTCGACAGAATGATCAGATTGATCGTGGACAAATTACAACAATCTATCTTAATTTTGAAATTCTAAAGTATATCTCTAAGATTACTGTTAATGACGTTGACTACCCTATGGTTAATCTTACTCTAAATGAACAACTTAGAGCTGTTAGTAGCTTTCCACAAGATACCTCAGATAAGATTACTAAGTTCATTGAAAATGTACGTAATGTAGAAGAGATGGTCTTCAAGGCTGCTAATGTTAAAACTAAGGAAGAGATCTCTGTTGATCCACAGCTTAACTTGTTTTCAAAAGAGCTATAGTATTAAATAATTGCAATCTGTAATTATTTGTTATGGCTGCTGATTCTATTGCTGTTGAATTACCTAAAGACTTCTATGATATTTTAGATAATATCAAAGATGCTGTTGTTGATGAGAGTGCCGATAGAGCAGCAGCCTATAAAGAAAATATTCTTAATGCTCCTCAAGAAACTGTTAAGATTACACCAACATTTGATTCAAATGGTGA